GGTTCGGAGGCGCTCTCCGACCAAACCGAAGTTTGTCAGCACCTATTCTTTGTTAGTTCTTTATATATTGAATGTGAGAGCCGCCCCGCAGTACCCCGTTTCACCTTTTTGCTTGGTTGCACAGTGTAATGCCACAGTTAGGCTCCTGTTCCGCTAACATCTCCAAATCCATGTTCCAACAGCATAAGTAGCCGTCTAAAGCCGACAATTTACCATCGTAGCCGCAACATTCACAAAACCATCTATCAATTTTTATTTCTTCTTTCATCATTTCATCTCCTTACTTCTGTGTATTTCATGGATAGGTATCAAAGCCAAGCGGCTGTGACTGCCACTGTTGGTTTCTCATTACCGTTCCTTTGTTAGTTCTTTATATACTCAACCGGATGGTTGAGCAGAAAACCACCACACTGCAAACCAATCCCAGCGAACCGGCTCAAAACTGAGCCGAACCGACCCGACTAGGTCGGGTTGGTTGGTTTGTTTGTTGGTTGTTGAGGTGATTCTCAGTACCGTTACTTTGTTAGTTCTTTATATACCGAACCAGCCGAATGGCTCGCAGTCTAGCGTTTAGCCCCCTGTAAATGACTATCATGGGCTCGCTCGATTTCCGCCTTAGTTAGATAACGCATGAGTGTAGCGTTCTATAGAATGCAACACTGCGAGCCGGACAGCAGCGACGGGCAGCGTTCTATAGAACGGGTGACTGCGTTAGGGTTTAGGTTTTAGCCTAAACCCCTCTTCTCTATAGACCGATGCACTGCGAGCCTGTTCGCCTCGGTCTGGGTTTAGACGACGGTGGGTTTAGACGCTTAGGCGGAGGCTTGGGTTTAGATGTGGGTTTAGACTCCTTTTAACCACACACGGCGCTCGAACAAAAAAAATTTTTAGAAAATTTTTGGTATACCAAAGCATTTATTAACATGTGGATTAATCAGGTGCCATGGAAGACGAAGGTCACTTTTCAGCCCCTTGCCCGCAGTGTAATGAATTGATTGAGTTTAACGAGTCGTATGCTAGTCGAGATGACCCGTTTGAATGCACAGAGGGCATGTGTGTAAACTGTGCAGTGGTCGGCTACTCGGAGGCTAAAGCCAAAGGGCTGACTAAGACTTACGGGTCGTTAGATGATGGGATGAGCCTTTTTGGTATCAACGGTCTGGCTGGCCCTGACAAAATAGAATTGTGCTTTGTGGTCGATTACTTGCCTGAAATTTATAGAACTCCACAAGGACTTGAAAGCCGATTCACCTATACCAGAGAAGAGGTTGAGAAAATTTCTGCTGCCCTCATCAACTACCTTGGTTGACCGAAGCCTTTTTGTCCTGTTCGCTTATGGGTTTAGACATGGGAGCATTCGAACAGGCTTGGAAACTTTTGAAAAGCATGAATCCTATGAATGACCCACGGATAAGAGCCCATATAAGCCCAAACCCTGTGCATAGAGATGCTGCTTTTCAAGCGAGAAAGCCTTTTGACCCTAACAATATAATTGTTGACCAAGAAGTAACCCGAATGGGTCGCCCTGCACCTGATTCGAGTAATCGTGAATTGGATTTAAGACATCGCAGAAGTTATGGGATTCCTCAAGGACCCGGCACAATGCCACTATTAAGTGAAGAAGTAGAAGAAATTGACGGACAGTGATACACATGAGACCTTTCGAGCAGGCTTGGCGTTTGCTCAAGATGCCAGTGGTTGACACTAATGTACCCGGTGTTCAAATGGCTTACGGTACCGATGTTGAAGAGCCGGTGATTGGTAACATACCTTACATGTGGGGAGGTGACGACCAAATTACTCAAATGACTCCTAATGAATATTTTGACGCAATAAATCAAAACACTGAGAACATCCGTGGACTTCCTCGTGTACCCAGTAGAGATGCACCTTATAGGTGGGACAATAGGCAATTTAACGAACATGGTGACAGTCGTGCTAATATCGCTCGTATTATAGAAGGTATCAAATCAGGTATGCCAATTGGTATGCCCGAACTTGAATTTAGAAATGATAAGTATAGTGGTTTACAAGAAGGCGGTCATCGTATGGAAGCCTTGCGTCAAATGGGCCACGCCGACACACCTGTACCTGTATTTAGGCATAATCGTTATGTCAAAGAAAAGCCTGATAATTCTATAGAAGCGTTGACTAAAGACCCTAATAGTATCTTTTATGGCACTGACTCTAAGCACATGTCGACTTTATTACATACAGGCGAACCAATGAACCTTGCTTTCCGTTTGCTCAAGGCTCCTGTCTATACCGATGACAATCCGCCACCGATGGAACAGAGTCGCCACTACAAGATGCTACCTTATCTCGACCAGATGGGCGGGTTCATGTGGCAGTCAGAAGACGGGATGGCTCGTGGGACTATGAGACCTGATTATTTTCTAAACAGTTTGCTGATAAATAATTTTGAGATGGCTGGCCCTGTTAGGGGACAGAACAATTCTCGTCAGTATATTCAAGACATGATTGACCAAGGACATGAACACTTTGAGCACGAATTAGATGGCACACATGTGACCAATGTTGAGAGGCATTCGGCTGGTTATTGGAACAAATTAGTTGACGAGGGTGTACTCGATGGTGCTCATGAACGCCCTAACATACGCACTAATTTAGATGGAGACCATCATTTTGTCTATGCCTACGATAAAGAAAGCAAGCAACCTTGGAGCCATGAACTAAGTGAAGACTACGCTGATTATCACGACTTGCCTACCGATGCGGTCTACGATAATCTCTAGTAACGCTTTTATCTTTAACAGTCATAGGGCTCACATGGTCGGGGCTTTCGAGCAAGCATGGACAGTTCTCAAACAATTTACGGGTCCCGACTCGACTGCTAATATGACTCGTCAACGATTAGCAGAGTCGGCAAGGGAACTTGGTAAACCAAATAAGTTCGGAGGTATTGATACTCTTACAGAATCAGGTCGCAGGGCTATGCATCCCCGTAGAGATTTAGAGTCTGCTATGTTTAGAGAACAGTTAGGTAATTTCCCTCTTGCGCCTAGAGAAGGCATGACAAGAGTTCAACAATTTGACCAAGGCCCACTCATGCATCCTGACAAAAGAGCACAATTTGTTGCAGATAATCCGGGCGTTCATCCACCAGTGCCGCTAAATTATCGACAAGCAACTTACGCCGGTGGGGTCCCAAGAACTCACAGACCGCCAGCAGGTTCTGCACAGGAATTGATGGATAAACTTTTCATGAGTCAATTTACTCCTGAACAGATAGAAGACGGAGAACACCTTATGGATGATTACGCACCTTCACTAGAGCCAGCATTCACACCTGAGCAACAGAGAGCGTTAACGGCTGGTGCAAACGCACCTTCTATTATGGAAACCAATAGGTTCCCACTTTCCACTGGTGGAAATTTACAACAGGCTGGACTCGGAACATCTTTTTCAAGACGGTGAACAACAATGACAGCATTCGAGCAAGCATGGACACTTCTTAAGCAGCGTGGACACGCTCCACTAAGACAAGAATCCGAAGACCCTCAAGATTACCTGAGCGACGATGAGTTGGCACACGAAGGTTTACCTGTTGAGGCCAAAGACATACCGCTTGAATACGACCCTAGGATAGTAGAGCAACAGGGGCGAGCAGCAGAAGAGATTGAAGCAGAAGGAATTGATTTACCCGAATACCCTTATGGCGAGCCAAGAAGTAGAGTATCTGCTGTACCACCTGCTGACATAGGGCAGGCTGGTAGTATTAGCCCTGAACCAAGTTCTAAATTCAATCCGTTTGACCCTAACGAGGTCGCTTTAAGGCGACAGACTATGGCCAACGAGCAAACGCCACTGGGACAAGCGCTGGCAAGAGTTAGGGCTGGTAGTGGACCTCAACCACTACAATTCGACCAATAACTTTAATTTTTACACTGCTCTAGGCTGTGTCATGAGTGGCGTTGAATTACTTGGATATTTTTTGGTAGCCCTTTTGGTGGGTTATACTTGGGCTTGGTACATGATTATTGATGAAGAAACTACTGACTTCAAAGTCTTTAGTAGTGAAGAAGAGATAGAGGAGTTTCACAAGTCTTGCTTTCACGGTATGAGGAAGGGGATTGAATGAAGGTAACCGTCTATGAGGTCGGCCCTCGTGACGGTTTACAATATCTTGAGCATATCATCGACACAGACGACAAAAAGAATCTCATTAACGCACTCTATAGAGCAGGGATAGAGAATATCGAAGAGGTAAGTTTCGCTCATCCCAAGCGTTTGCCTCAGATGGCTGATGCAGAAAAAGTGTTTACTGGCTTTGGTGCGGGACTTGTAATGAATAAACGGGGATATGACCGGGCTGTCAAAACTGGTGTAGAAAAAATTAACATCGTTTTTAGTCCCTGTGAGACTTTTAACATTAACAATATGGGTAAGACACGACAAGAAATAGTTTTGATGTACAAGACTTTCATGGACAAGTTACCCAAAGAAAATGTCAGAGTTTACATCAGCATGGCTTTCGGTAGCCCTTACAGCGGAGTTATCAAGCCACAGACCATGCTTTCTTGTTTGAGAGATGCTAAGATGTTTGGCAACACTGTAGTGTTCGCCGATACTGTTGGCGTAGCAAGTGAACAAGAAGTTGCACTCTGGGCTGAGATGGCACTTGACGAAGGACTAGTACCGGGCTTACATCTGCATCATAAAGGAAATGAGCAGCGAGCGCTTGCTTTGGTAAGAAGCGGGTTGTTTAACGGCATCAAGCAGTTTGATAGTAGTATCAATGGGCTCGGTGGTTGTCCGTTTGCCGAGGGTAGCGGGGCTAATCTAAGCACTCAGACCTTGGTACGCCATCTAAACGCATGGGGTTTTGACTGTGGTTTACAGGAAGAAGACCTTGCTGACGCTGCTCGGATTGCTCGTTCTTTGACCAATGTTCTTTTATCTTAGGTGTTCCTACGCCACACATGATGAGAGCCTTTGAGCAGGCGTGGGCATTACTAAAGGCAGACCCTTTGGCACAAGGTGGAATGGGGTCTTTGCGACCTGATACCTTGATTAGCATGATAGAAAGGCAAAGAAGAAAAGGCGCACAAGGTCTACCTCCTTTTGTTGACTTTTCTGGTGCAACAAAACAGGGCTACCCCACAGTTATGCAAGACATTACTCCATTAGGTGAGACTACCATGTCAAGAATGGGCAGCGGTAGAAACCTTGACGCAGTTGCACCTATACCAATTACAGAAACTATGCCGGAAGAGTCTTTTATGACTCAACCAGAAAAGAGAATGGCTCGTAGAGGGTTAGGTGCTGCAAGGCGTAGGATGGAAAGCGGCGCTAGAGGCGAACAAGGCTTTACTCCTTACCGAACCAAAGAAGACATGCTCCAATCAAATGTCGGTGTAGCAAGCCCGACTAGACTTAGGATAGATACCAAACCTGTAGAAACTCAACAAGAAAGAACAGGTAAGCCTACTCTTGCTCAAAATACAGCAGATATACTTCAACAGTTTGCTCAACAGCAGAGCACCGAGTTTGACAGACCAGCAGAAGTAGACTTGAAGCCTGAGCCAAAGTCTGGTGGAATTAATGAACAAATAGATACAGCAGGTCGTGGAGGCCGAAGAGGAATCAGAACACAACAATCAATTGAGAATCAACCCAACCCTTTCAGACCCCAAGAGTCTATGACCGGATTTACCATGAGACCAGCCCAGCCCCAAGGTATGGGGCCTCGCCGGGAATCTATAGATGAAAGAGTAATCCCACTGCAAGAAAGACTTAGGAGAACTGTTGACCCACAGGCCATGAGTCAAGCAAGGTTAATGGAACTTGCGAGGCAACTCGGACAACAAGGCGGCGCTCGACAAACCGCTGTTGACCAAACTGCTTGAAGTTACTAAGTGACACCAAAGTTCAAGTAGGGTATTGTTTACCCACAAGCATGTTCTGGGATTTAATTACTGGTCTAAGTATAGTCGCTTTAGCCTTGGCGAGTTACACACTTGCTAAAAAATTAGAATCTACTCAATCGGAAGTCAATGATTTGTCTTCGATGGTCAGAGTACTCAGATACAACGCCATGGAGAAGTTGAAGCAAGGTGAAAAAGATGAAAGGCAAACAAAGAAGTAAGGAATGTTCTCATTGTGGCTACCATCCCACAAAGCGGGTCTACATCAAAAAGTCGGGTGTCTTTCGTGGCATCGCTTGGTTCTGCACAGAGTGCGGCGAGTTTACTTTGGATATGAGTTGAGTTTATATATACGAAAGTGAAGCCGAGATTGGTCTGCGGTTTTTGGTATTTCCCTGATGTTCGGTTTGCATTCATTCTATTACCTCCTTTCCCCGCACGACCACTATCTTTTTCTTTAGTTCTTACCTAGGCGCATTATGGGCGGAGACTTTGAGTTTCAGTTTTGTGACTGTTGTAGTCCTGCTGAACTCGCCTTTGAAGTACTAAAAGCAAGGTCAAAGCCTTTTCACGGTTACAATCCTAACAAACATAGTCGCAAAGGTGGCTTAAACGCCAAAGGTCGTGCTGCTGCTAAGCGCAAAACAGGCGCAAATCTCAAACCACCTGTTACTACCAAGCCTTCTAAACTCAAACCCGGCGGTAAAAAAGCGAAGCGTCGCAAGTCTTTCTGTGCTCGCATGAGTGGAGTCAAAGGTCCAACTAGTAAAAAAGGTAAACTAACACCGAAAGGTGCAGCATTGAAAAGGTGGAATTGCTAATGACTGACTGTGATTGTGGACACTGTGTTGGAATAGAAAATGCATTTGATTTTTTGGAAAAGAAGTTGTGCCCGGCAGGTAAAGCAGCAGCCAAGCGCAAGTTCAAAGTTTATCCATCAGCCTACGCTAATGGTTGGGCGGTGCAATATTGCCGTGGTAAGTTCCGTAAGAAAAAGGGGAAGAAGAAATGAATCATGCTTCTATGGAAAAGGCTTGGGCTTTACTCAAGGGTAAAGAAGATGCTCCTAACTATAGAAAGGCCACTGGAGACAAGAAGTGCGGCAATTGTAAAGCGTGGGACTCATCAAAAACTGACGACCCCATGACTGGCTATTGTGAGTGGTATGACTTTATTTGTAGAGCAGACCATGTATGCGACGCTTGGGCGGGTGAGTGAATGAATCCGTTTGAATCTGCTTGGTCTGTTCTTAAGGCTCTTCAACCTAGTATGTTAGACTTTGAAGATACGCCAGAAGAAGAAATAAGGCACTTTCAAACTATGCAACAGATGAATGAAAGATACACTCCTCGTGGTAATACATTAGGCTACGGACCCAGTGGTGCAAAACCCGGTCCCTTTTTTGGCGGTTTCCCATCCCTTGGTGGAACTAAGATTTATGAAACACAGCCAGATTTACAAGTTCTTGACCTCAATACACAAGCAATGTTTTCTCGTAACCCCGGTGATGCTCGTAGGCTTAGAGAGCAAGCCGCAGCACTTGAAGCACAACTTAACGCACCGCCCGTTGTTAGTAACGAGCCAAGGGACTTTAATACACCAATGAGCGACGAAGAATTACAGAGTCTTTTTACTACAATAAGAAGCGCTCAATCAAGAGTACCTTATTCATACCGTCGCAAAACTAACAAACCTGTCACTGACGAAGAAGTCGCTCGTGAATTGAGAAGAATAAGGGGGTTTAATTGATGCCAGAGTGCACCTGTCACGATGTTCTTATTGTCAAGAACCTTAACAGGTGGTTTAAAGAAAAGTGGGTTGATGTTAGTCGTCGAGGCAAAGACGGTAAGCATCCTCCTTGCGGTAGAAGCAAAGCGAAGAAAGGAAGTAAAGGCTATCCAAAATGTCGACCAAGTGTAAGAGTATCAAGTAAGACTCCAAAGACTTCTGGTTCAATGTCCGAAGGACAAAAGCGAGCAGCGACCAAGCGCAAGCGAGCCAAGAAACAAGGCGTTGGTGGCAAGCCCACAATTGTCAAATCATTGATATTAGTAAAGCAAAATGGGTTTCCTGAAAACATGCCCGACGCTGCACCAGAGTTGATTAGCGTAGGTAGTATGCTAGGTGTCGATGCTCCAGAAACTTGCACGATACCCGGTTGTAACAATCCCCCTATGATGAAAGCAAGGTATGCCAACCCGCTAAGAAGTGTAGATTATACTCATCATATGTGCCCCGAACACGCTATGCAGTATGAGCCAGACCTTGCTCAAGTCTTGGTAAAATCACCAGTAAGTCCAGAGGCTAAGCGTCATAAGTTAGAGTATGATAAAAAGTATGAATCGACACCTGAGCGTGTAAAATATCGTGAAGAATTAAATCGTGAGCGACGAAGAAGAGGCATTTACGGCAAGGGTGGCCCTGACATGAGTCATACTAAGCGACACACGCTGGTTGCAGAAGACCCGCACACTAACCGAGCCCGTCATTTCAAGGAAAGAGGTACACTTAAAAGCGCAAAGCCTATTGACCGGGAGTTGGTTCTCGTTACCACAGGTAGATTGTAATGATGGACTGGTGGAAAGAACTCTTTGAAGAAATGCTACATGTTGCTTTGTGGAACTTGGGCAAGATAGAGCACCACTGTGATGGTTCTTCGAAAAGTCTCAGTCTATTGATGGAGGCTGCCGACCATTATCAATTTATCCAACAGGCTTATGATGAGTGGTGTCGTGCGAATGAACATGTCGGAATCATCATATGCGATTGATTCTGCATGGTCGTTGTTACAAAACGACGACAAGATAGAAAAAGTTGTTCCTCTAATTCCCTTGGCAGTCGGAACAGGTTTTGGTTTATTAGGTGCTTATAGCGGTGCTGGTGGTAGATTTTTTAATCCAGAAACTGGTAGGTTAGACCCCGGAATACATGCAAATGCTGCTCTTCATGACCCTTTTACTGGTGGTATACTTATGGACCACGAACTAGGTAGTTCTGGGAGAAGTAGACTTGCAGGTGGTGCTTTCGGTGCACTTCAAGGTCTTAATCCACTTGCTATTACAGGGGGGATTGCCAGAGGTACAAGAAGTGCTGTTGGCTTAAGTCGAGCACAACGAGCACAAAGAGCAGCAGACAAAGCCAAGACTGCACAAGCGGCATCAACAAGAGCCGCAGCAGATGCGAGAGGGGCTGTTCAAAATCGAATGGCTGCTCGTGCCCAGCGTGACGAACTTTTAGATTTACAAGGTTCAGGTGGTGTAGCAATTGACCAAAATCAATTAAACAGTTTAAACCAAAGCGTTGCTTCTCGTGCACCAGAGGCTAAATTTGAATTGGCACAGCAGGCCGCTAAACAAAGCCGCAAAGCAGGTAAAAAAGCCAGTAGATTAGACGAGATTAAAAACCAACCTACTGCTTATCAGCAATACGGTACAGCAGCCAGAGTCCCTCAAGTTATAGGGCAAGGTATACAACAAGGCGTTCCTGAATTAGCCCTTGCCGCTGTTGCACCATTCGTACAAGGCGCTCTACCTAGTGCAGGTGGTGTAGATACATCTGGTTACGGTACATCATCAGCCGGGGCAACCGGCGCAACTAATACTCCAGTCTTGGGTAACCAAGACCCCACCCGAAGAAAAGAAATATGGCAGGGTAAAGAATGGAGTAAAGGTGGTACGGCAGTGGCTACTGGAGAAGAAATGAACATTGCCAACAGATTACTAAAGAGTGATAATATGTTTGAAAATAGATTAGGAAACGAAATGATGAACGATGTTAAGTACAGAATACACAAGTCTAACTGCGGCACTGAACTTAAAGCAGAATGCCCAGCGTGTGGTAAGAAAGACTGTGTAGGTAAAGCCCATTGTATGACAAAAGCCGATGATAAGAAGAAACCTGCTCATGGTATGGTTATTGTAATCGGCTCAAAAGCCGGACCCGGCCCATCAAAAGATGGCAAAAGACAGAAACTTGATTCTGAAAAGAAAGAAGATTAATTTCAAGACATATTAGTGCATAGCACTAATGGGTCGGAGGGTGCAACCCTCTCGCAAACTTCGACCCATCTTATTTTAGTTATACTTAAAATTTTATAGTATCACTTTATTTATGATATCAAAGGTGGACTGACTGAGAGGGATGACCGTGGAAGCCAATCGTGAGCACGACCAAGCAGAGATTAGATTGATGGGTCTTATATTGACCCAAGCAGTGAGTATAGGTATAGCAGTGGGCGTTTTTGACGCTGAACTGTGGATAGATTTAGACAATCCGACAACAAATGGTGTCACTTATGCAATGGCAGCGTTTGCTGTACAGGGCTTGGCGTATTATTTGTTTAAGATGTTCTTTCAACAAGGTATGGATGAAAGAGCAAGAATGGCAGCCCAAGAAAGAGAGCGTAGAAACCGATATAGAAGTATGGAATTTAGTTTTGACCGTAGGCGACAAGATATGGAAATGCGTATGCAAGAAGCCCAGTTAGAGACTGAACTCAAGTGGATGGAAGAGCATCCGGGCGAAACGCCGCCTTGGATTGAGGCTAGAATGTATGGTAAGGAATATAGCAGTGCTGAGTTTGTTCCAGAAACACCTAAGCCAAAAAATCCACTGACATTGGGTGTTAACTTTTCAGAAGATAATAAAGAAGCATCTGGTAGAGTTAGAGGCTCTGATGGGAAATTTAAGAGAAAGGAGTGAACCTAAGTGGGTCGTATCTTCAAGACTCCCAGCGACGATGCCGTTGAGGAAACCTTGAGGAGCATGCACATAGCAAACACTGTAGATGTGGCTTATGAAAGGGGTATGGGTTGGGTTAAGGTAGTTATTTTTTCTACGGCAACAGCCTTTACCATCAGCGCATTTGAATATTATACCGATTGGAACCTATGGGAGTCCAGTGGTAATTGGTTGAAAGAAAAGTTACAGAGTTGGTCTAATTCTATATTTGATTGAGGTATTATTATGTCGGCACTAGGTGGTTCTGCTCTTGTTGGTGGTGTAGTATTTGCTAAAGAGTTGTGGCATTACTGGAAACCAAGGAAGGTCGGCGTGTATGGACCTACTACGGTAGGTAAAACTACACTGGATAGGTATATGACTACGCCGGGAGAGATGGAAGAGATACCTTTAGCAGACAGAACTAAGCATTTCAAAGTACCCGGTATCAATCGTTTCTTATTACCTAGACCAAGTAGGAAGCGTGTCACCTACAAAGGTGATACAAGAGTAGTTTATTCTTCTGATATTGGCGGTGAAGAGCGTTTTTGGAACTTGTGGGTAGATGATATGGTTAATCGACAGGTGGAAGCAGTGGTATTTTTATTTGACCATCGCAGTAGCAAAGGTGGTGACGAGGCTGTGCAGGCTGTTGGTGGATTCAAATACCTTGTAGATGCAATATTACACCGGCAATATCGCTATCGTAAGTTCAAGGCTTGGTTTAAAGGTAAAAAATATGCACCTAAATTGATAATGTTGGTCGCAAATAAGGCTGACCAGTGGTGGGATGACCAAGCAAATGTCCTTTGGCAGCAGCAAAGATTGGGCGAACACAGGATATTTGACCCTTTTAGAGAGGATTTGGTTAGACTTCAAAAGGCCGGAGTACCAACAAAGCGTGGTATGATGGCAACGAAAATAGGTTGGAATGTAGAAAATACAATGTTAGATTTACTTAGTTAGGTGATAATGTGAATAATTGGGGATTTGGAGGATATGGAAGAGTGCCACAAGGCGATGTGAACTTAGCAAATATGAGTCAGGCTCATTTAGCAGCATTAGGGCAACAGGGTAACGCTAGTCATGAGCAATTACTTGAAATGCAGGCTGCTCAACAAGGTATGAAAGATGTGGCTGTCAAACAAAATATCGAAGTACCAAAGGTCAACTTTTACCCAAGTAGGCATCCTGACCCAAGAAAGGCAAGAAAGCAGGATATTAAACAGGCTAGAAAATTATTAACGCCAACAAAGCGGGCTTGGTATAACCCTGTCAGGTGGGTATGGGGTCGAAAGTACCGATACAACAGGCAAAGTAACTTGTGTGTAGTTGATGGATGCAATTGCGAAGAACTCATCAAGTACGATAACCTGTATGCTAAGATTACTGATGAAGAAAGCGGTCAAAGTTTGTGGGATTTGTATTGGAGAAACCCAGTAACGCAGACTCCAGAGCCATTCGTTGCTAGAGAACAGGTCACCAATGGTAGAAAAATGAAGGGCACATACTGTCCTGAGCATCTTCATTTGTATCATCTACTGTGTAAGTGGGAATTAGAAGCAGATAAAGACCATAACAAGACCAGAACTGGACTTAAAGAAATGATGAAAAAAGGAGTATCTACAGTAGCAGTGCCAATTTCTATAGTCAAAAAGAAAGACAACACCCCGGAGTTCCTAAAAAAATACGAGCCTTTCTTCATGGAACTAGAAAAAGATTCTAAGACGCAATCCGGTATCAGTTTGATACATTACAAAAATCCAGAAACTGGAATCAACGACATAACCGCTATATATTTTGATTTGAGACTGTTTCAGAAAGAAATGTTAGCAGCCAACCCTCAACTCAGTGATGCGATTGCTAATTTAGGAATTACTCAGAATGTCGCCCCAAGTGCCGGAGGCTCGCTTGGTATGGCAGTAAATAACACAACCAATGGTGTTATCAATCAAAACACCTTGGAACAATCAGAACAGATGAGCCTCCCTCAACAATAGGTGATACAATGGGATTATTCGGAAACAATCAGCAAAGCAGCGGAACACTAAACTTAGGTGTAGGTCAACCGGGACAAATGCCTGTACAGGGTCAGACCCAAAATCCATTTGCTCCACAAGGCGGAATGATGCAGCAGGCTGCTCAAAATCCCTTTATGTCAGGTATGATGGGTGGCGCTGGTATGCAACAAGGTATGATGGGTCAGCCTATGATGCCTCCAAGTGAAACTGATATACTACTGGCTTTGATGAAGAGTCTTGCCCCTGCTGACCGATTTATTGTCGGTGCACAGATGCAAACTCTTCTACAGTTACTTAATGACTTAGTTAGTTTTTCAGTCCTAGAGATACTGAAAAATGCCAAGTTTGTTATTGACGAAGAGGGCGGTACTATGCAGATGGATGTGACAAGTCTACCTCAGAATCTACAGACTATGAGTGGAGAGAATGTGTCTAACCAATTCAATGCCCTCAAAATGACAAGCCAACAAAATATACAGAATGCTGAGATGCAACAACAGCAGATTGCAGCAATGGCACAGCAGTCTATGATGGGAGGTGCTTTGAACGCTGCTTTACAAGATGAAGGGTTCATGAACAGAGCAGGTACTGCTGCGGGTAGTTTCATGGGTAGAATGATGGGGATGAGATAATGATAGACAATAATCCACTTTACAACATTTCAAGTTCGGCTATGAGTATATTTTCACCAGTCAAGAGCGTAATCATTGACATGGTTATGGTTCAGTTACTAGCAATTATAGTTACTCTTGGACTTATATTAGTCACCGGTGCTGATAATCTAAGTAGTGACACTATGGCTTACTTAGTGGCTGGTTTGTTCGGCGCTTTCTTTATGCTCGGTGGTATCTACAGTAGAATCTCCAGCATCTAGTATCACTAGTCTACCCCATTTACCAAGTGGACATTCGCTTGATGTAAGGCTAGTTTTTACTCTCATCTGACAACCGCACTCTAAGCATCTGTTACTACTGTGTTCCCAACTTGGACATATTATGCAGTGTTCCATTCTGCTTCTTTTTACATCATCTGGAACATACCTTCTCATCGCTATGTCTCTACCAGCCTTTGCTAGATTTCTAGCAGTCTCTATAGAAACGGGTACGCCCATAATTTTAGGCCGTATTCTAGGTAGTTTCATACCCTTTGACTGGGGCTTCTTGTTCAAAAGGGTTATCCGTGTAAATGACATGGGCTTTCTATGGCGGGTCAGCGTCAGACTAAACGGTCATGTCCTTTTTGTCAACACGGTGACCGTGAAATGTTAGAGCAGAACATCATTGACGGTATTGCTAATCCGCAAGTTTTGGACAAAGATATGGGTTGGAGAGCCAATACCGCAGAGCGACACATGAAAAATCATGTGGGTGAGTATCACGAAGGTGCAAATCACTCTTGTAAAGTATGTACTGACGATAACAGGAGAATGTTAGAGGTTGCTTATTTTGAAGGTAATACTACTACAGAAGAAATTGCTAAAGAATTAGAGTGCAGTGAAGAGGCAGTTTATCGACACATGAAACATCACTTCCAACCTTTGGTAAAAAAGAGTTCTACCGCACTGGTATCTATCAAAGTAGGAGACGAAGTTAACATTCTTAGAAACAATGTACAAGGTCTAAACGGTAAACTTGCACAGTTTATGGAAGAGACCAGTATTCACGACGATGGTGTCATATCTGACATGGTTAGATTGCATAAAGAAGTAAGAGAAACCCTCAAAGATTTGACAACCTATCAAGAAAAATGGGCAGAACCAACTCAAAACATCGCCAACAACACTATCAATGTGCTCAAAGTGGAGTTAGGTAAGGAGAGTCCTGAAACTTGGAAACGAGTCAAAGCCGGTTTACTTGCACAAGCAGACGGAGAAATCGACGAAGACATCATGGATTTATTGTGAGGTGAGAAAAAATGCCAATGATTACAGGTTCAGATACTAGGATGTATAGTCCTCGAAGCGAATCTAATCTTGGCTACTCAAAAGACGATGATGACTACAAGTATGGAGTCGGTGACCCTGAGCACATGGAAGAAATCAGAGACAAAAAAATGGCTGAAAAAGACAAGTCAAGTGAAATGTCTCAACTGCCTCACTTACAATTATCCGTACCCAAGCCAGAAATACCCCAACTTCCCGGTTTGATGGAAGAGGAAGAAGACCCTCTTATGATGGATGACCAGTTCAATGAAGGTCAACAGTTTGGTGCTATGACAGGGATGCCTGACATGGGTAATCTCAGTATTGGCAACGCTACGGGTACTATGCCAGCACCCGGTGGTATGCTTGCCACTGGAGAGCCGATGGAAAATGCTTGGTCTACCTTGATAAAAGAAGATGAGGAAGACGATGAAAAGCCTGACTCTAAAACATTCACTAAGCCTAAAAAAATTCCTAGACCTTTTTTTGACCCAGAAATAGATGTCACTCCTATTAGAAGACGATTAGCGGCTGAACCCACAGTAGAAACAAGTGAAGGTGACCTTCGAGCAGAAAGAATTTTACCTACTGCTTATGGTAATCCTGATTACTTTACTACAGGCGAACCAATGGATGATGCTTGGTCTAGTTTGACCAAGAGTAGACTTGACAAGATAAAAGGTAAAGAGCAAAGGCCGTTTTCAAGAGAACAGTTTGAAATTCAACCCGGTGGCGCTGATATTACTACTGCTAATACTCGTAGAGCAAAAAGAACATCTCGTCAGATGTCACCGATAAAAAACAGAGGGCTTGATTTAAGTCCTCACAGTGTAGATTATTCTCACCTTGGTATCAAGACAAAGCAACCGCTTCGTTTGTTTCCTAGAGATTATGACCAACAATTAGGTACTCAGCAAAAGCGACAGTTATTGGCAGGAGTTCCTCAAGCGCAGTCCGGTCACGCATTGGGGCCAGAAAGCAAATACAACCCTAAACCTCAAAAACTCTCTTCGCCCAAAGGAAAGCCTATCAAAGAACCCGGTGAACCTAAACTTAGAGGCCAAAGTCTGGCTAAGTCTGCTGCTGTACTTAGAGAAGACATCGAAGCCCTCAAAAAGAAAGTCGACTATATGAAATTTAATCAAATTAGAAGATTACTTTCTCAATTGAAAAATTCAGTTGAAAGACAAGAGCGCAGGCTCAAGGCTGCCAAGCAAGGCGGTCACGGTAATAACAGAGAAGCGGGTCATATGGAGGCGCAAAATAAAACAACTAAACCAACTGGTGGCACTGACACTATTGATTTACCTGACAGTTGGGGCGCACCTTCCACTATGTTTGCAGCAAGAGGTAGTGGGAGAGTAGGCTGATGTTTAAGATACATTTTCCTGCTAACTATGGTAAGCCTAAGCCTTTGGTTTTTGGCAGTGATGACTTTCACAAGGCTTACTTCAAACCTTTATTGAAATCCTTTGGTCTTACTTTTGTCGGAGATGGGGGACAGATACCTCACAGTTGGGCACCGACGGATGCTGGTATAAGTCAAGACCCGGAAGAGCCTGACCACCCACCTTGGAATCATCATCCTGAAACAGGAGAATTGTTACCGGGCGGTAAGCACACTATTGATTTCGTTAGAGATGACTTAGTAAGACAGTTTAAACTTACTCCAGAAGAAGCCGAGTATGTTTTACAAATGTCTATCGACAGATATAACCAGAAGCATCAAGATGAATATGGTGATGACAGCCAACATACTCTGCCTAATTTTGACAGTAGTCAATGGCGTAAAGTGCATGTCGGCCCTTGGTACGAGCACAATATGGAAACTCACATGAGGAAAGCCAGAAGAGGTGAACCTCAACAACCCGGTGGCCCAAGACCTTTGATTACTTACGCTTACAACCAAGGTAATGTCGAAGGCGGTGCAACTGGTCGATGGATAGACAGTGGTCTTATTCACATGAACCAAGAGATTGGTGAAGTGTTACAAGAGTTAGGCGCACCTGCTGATGTTGTCAACGGTTTAAACTATGTTCAATATAACGGTTTGAAGCCGGGCTCACTTTCTGGTGGACTGGTTCAGTCTATATCTCCAAGAGACGGCAAAGAATACTTGAAAACAGGTATACTACCTAATCAATATCTTAGTGACGAGCAAGTGCAACAAATCAGTGACCAAAGGATGCATCCAGAAATACATGCTCATCAGATTGCCGAACTGTTGCCTGATTCTTTTTATTATCCTGCTTCTTTCAACATAGCCGCAGGTGGATTGTCAGGTGAAAGGCTACGAGAGGAACTTGAAAGTATGGGACTAAGTCACAATTATAGCGATGAAGAGTTAAACGAAATCGCTAGCACTAGGGCTATGAAACTTTTGTTCCAAGACACTCACAATATCAATAGCGATTCGGGTAAGGGGTCAGTAAAAATGTTGACTAGGGGCTTACTTAACGATATAGATTCTCATCACGATGATGAAACATATAGTCTACATAGAAATCACATTGAGCGAGCACCTAGGCACGAAAAGACTAATTTTCACAAAAGGGCTAATCTGGTTGCTAGAAAGATAGGGGCGCACATGAGTAACGCCGCTGGTAAACTTATAGCACAAGGTATGAGTCAAGAAGAGGCCAAAGAACAGATAGCCAGACAGATGCGAGAATCGAAAGTAAATCACTACGAAAGAGCATATCGAGAGCCAAAAGAGGGTCTAAGACGAGATGTCGAGGGCTTGATTGCCGGTATGATGGACATTACTGGGCACGAAAGATTCTCTTTAGGCGAGATACCGACAGATGCTGCGACACAAGGTATTGCTACTCCTATGCCGGAGTTCCCGCACTACGCTGCGCCTGAACATTGGGGGCCGGGAGGCCATGACCGTATAGCGCTTGGTGAGCACGAGATGGCACCTACTGGAGACGAAGTTCGTGTAGAGCCATCTTATCCAAGACCCGAAGCCACTGCTCCTGCTATGCCTCCGCAAGTTCCACCAATGATGGACTTAGGTCCGCCGCCTTTACAACAGAGTAATCCATCAGACTTGGCAAGAAGAACTTTTTACAATGTGCCTAACCAACAAGGAACATTTGACCCTAGCGGAAACATCATAGTAAATCGCTCCTTCGATGTAGCCAGTGGGATGGATGCAATCAAGAAAAAGATTGGATACTTTGACGGATTTCTAAGGGGGCTAAAGTGATGGGAAGAGTATTAGTTAAGCCTGCTCTTCCCGGTAAGGTGTTAGTCAAAAGTAATTATGCTTTCGATGCTTTTGGTAACCCAGTGTTATTATCGACTCCTTCTACAAAAGAAGGTGCACCTGTAAGAGGAGAAAGGTTGGCTGGTATTTTAGGCGGTGCAGCAGGTGCTGGTTTGGCTCTTACTCAACCAGTAAATTCTTTGTCCCAGTTAATCAACAACATAAGATATGGTATGTTTGAAGGTGCTAGAGACGCTCGTGGTTTAAGAAGAGGGTTGTCAGGTCGCAGAGAAAAAATAAGAGCCAACAGAGCAGCAGACCTCGCTAATCAATACGCTGCTTATAGGTCACAGGAATCCCCTGCCGAGGCAAGACAAAGAGGTATGTTCGACAGGTTAACTGGTGGTAATTTTATGACTGCTGGTCAACAAGAACAAGCGTTGTATGAGGCGGATGTGCAAAGAAGACTTGCCGACGAAAGGGCTGCTAGAAACGCTGCTTTGGGTCAAGAAGTGTTCGATATGGCTGCCGGAATGCGTGGAGAAAGAGCAGAAGATTTGAATTTAGAACAAGGTCAGGAAGCCCTTCGTAACATCAAACAGTTGGGAGTGGCAGGTGCACAACTAGGAAATAGAATAGATGCGGAATCCGTACCGTTACCTAATTTCGCAAATCAAAATCCCGAACTGATAGCGGATATAGAACGAGAGTTACAAACAAGAAATGTTATGCCTCAAGAAGGGGATGTAAATGTGACTAAGCCCGGTGCAGTAAGAGTTGTTAATGCGACAGGCACTGAAATTGCGTCCGATGCTAACGCTATAGCCGCACAACAGCCCGGAGTACAAGAAGCACCTAAACAAGGTTACACATCAGCCCTAAACGAAGAGATAAATAGCACACCTGCTCCTAATACAACGGTTCCTATTACTAAGCCAGAAGAAGAAAAGCCTGCTGAGGAAGAGGGAGAACAACAACCATCTAGTATGTTACGAACTGGCATTGAAAATAAATTCCAACAACAATTCACATCGGGGGCTGAGGCTTGAGTGATGTCAACAACCTCATCCGAGACATGGACATAGAGATGTCCAAAAAATCATTTAAGTATTTCTTTACTGAGATTTTAGAGTTTGATTTTTCAGACCACCATCGAGATTGGTTAGCAGGTCTAAGTGAAAGTAGAAGATACTGCGTCAAAGCAAGTCGTGACCACGGTAAGTCGGTATTTTTTATGTCTTATGCACTTTGGTTGGCTGCTTTCAATCCTAATACTCACATCATGGTATTCAGTCACAGCCTTGAGCAGACACTTGAACATATGCGGTTTATTCGTAATAACATTGAAACCGCTGAAATTTTGAAAGATTTGAAGCCGACAGGTAAACCTTGGGCTAAATCTTACTTTGAATTCACTAACGGTAGCCGTATCATGGCTAAGTCGGTTGGTGGTGCTACTCGTGGTTTCCACCCTGATGTCGTAGTATGTGACGATATTTTGTGGGGTACTACTAGTTCTGAACTACAAAGAGCAGCAGACTGGTTCTATACTGTTCTACTTCCAGTTCTGCACCACACAGGTAGGCTGATGATGGTCGGTACACCGTTTAGTTACAACGATTTATACGCTGAATTAGAAGACAAACCTGCATTTAGGGTCGAGACATACCCTGCTATATTACCCAACGGTGAACCTCTTTGGCCCGGTAGATGGCCACTGGATGCACTAAAGGTACGAGAAGAGTCAATGCCAGCCATCAAGTTCGCTCGTGAGTATCTTTGTGAGCCTATCCACGACATGTCGAGTATGTTCCCAATGACTTTGTTAGAAAAAGCAAGGGACAAAGACTTGATTTTGATTGACAAAGCAGAACAAGAGTTTGATGAAAACGGTGACCCATCTGGAGTGTTCGGTCAGCACTTCATTGGCTGGGACCCGGCTATTGCGTCAGATGCTAATGCTGACTATACTGCTATGTCTGTTCTGAGAATGCTACCGGATAGTGACGAAAAGCAACTAATTCATATCGTGAATGAGAAAGGCTTGGGTAGTAACGCACAGAAAAGAAAGATAATCATGCTCAACAGTCGATTTAGACCAGACCTCATCGAACTTGAAGGTAACAACTTCCAAAGAATGTTTGAGGCGGAACTCAAAGAGATGCGTGACGACATTCCTATCAAGACATTTATGACCACTCGGCAAAAGAAAGAGAGTATGTTTATGTCTTTACTCATGGCTTTTGAGCAGGGTAAGATAAAAACACCTTGGGGTGACGAAAGAAGTAAAGAGTTTACTCGTAATCTTGAAACCCAACTCAGTAGATTTGGTATGCAGAAGAACGGTAGACTAGAGTCTGTAGGCACTCACGATGACTTGGCTATGAGTCTGGCTCTGGCTAACTGGGCTACTAAAGAATTCAAGGGTACTATGGTCATGCTTGATGATTATCTCGACGGATTTAACGATTGGTTTGGTGATGTTTCGCAAAGAAATGTAGCAGGTGCGTCTTGGTTCACGATATAATTAAATGACACCAAAAGTTGGAGAGTATTATGTGGCCGAGTCTAAATGTAACAAATAGCGATTATGTTGTAGACATGGGTCACGCTATTCTTAACGATATAGCAATCAACCTCATGGCACATCCGAGAGTAGACGAAACAGTGGCTAAGTCAATTGCTTCTCAGACTGTAATGTTTGAAGAAGAAAAGTTACCTGAGCCACAGTATGCACCTTTTGCACCTACTGGTGACGGTTGGTTTGAGGATAGAATTGGTAAGAGTGCTAATGAAATTATCAAAGATTTGCGAAAAGCAAGAAGGGTCATGAAAGACAGTAAGGATGAGATTGATAATATCATATCTAGTGTCAGGGCTCTCAAGAGTGCCGAAGTAGATGCAACCTTAGCCATGGTATCTTGGGGCAAACCTCATTATGATACGATGAGAAAAATGGGATTGGCTGACAAAGACCTGCGCTCTCTTAGGTTATTTGGTAAATCCAGACAATCTAGTTTACTTCGTGCTTGTAATTTATGGGAGAGTGCAGAAGATGCACTCGCTAAGTTAGACGAGTTTGAAGATGTCTGGGGCGAAGAAGAAAAAATGGCTTGGGTTAACGCTATGGAAACTAAACAAGACGCTCGTAAGATGTGGAAGAGTTCACTACATCAAATCGACAACCTTTCCAAAGAACAGCAGAAATGGATGAGGCTCGCTAAAGAAGAAGTAAGTAATCACGGCTCAATGTCTGCTAGAGCGATTACTGAAAACCTCATAGAAAAGGGCGTACCAAGACTGAATTCTAACAGACTGTCTAAACTTCTTAATATGTATGGCGAAGAAATAAACATAGTCAAGGCTCACCGTAAAGGCGAATACATGTGTATAGACCGAGACGGTCTTGTTATCAAAGACCCTTGGTCTTACGCTGCCGGTTTCTTTGATTCTAACGGTTATGTAAACATATCAGACCGTGGTGAACCCAAAGTTGGTTTGGTTACTAAAGGTAAAACAGGTAGAATGCATTGTGAACAGTTGTACAAAGGTATAGGATTTGGAACTTTACAACTTGACCAAAAGGTATACCAAGACTCCGAGCAATCTCAACATCGAGTTACATTTTTGAAATCAGAAGATGTTACTCAGTTTTTACAAAATATCTATCCTAACTTGAGAATAAAGGGAGACTTGGCTAAGGCTATGATAACTTATGTCAACTCTGATAACAAAGGCACAAAGGGTAAAGTCAAGAAGTTTCTACAGTATACTAATGCGGAAGGTACTGCCAAGGGCGACAAGTTACTAATGAAGTGGGATGTAGACCGTGATACAGTAGTTAATTGGCTGGAGGAATTTTAATGGCAGAAAAGGGCAGAATAGGTAAACTTATAGAATCAATCGGCAATCCGTTCCGAAGAAGAAGGACACCAGAGCCACAGATGCCGCTTTGGACTACAGGTATACAAGAGCCTGTACTAGTACAAGGTATCACCATACCTGCATTGTACTCAGTTGCTAATGAAAACCTTATTCTTAGAACCGTTCTTTCTACACTTCAACAAGAAATATTCCGTCGTGGTTACTACTGGGAAAAGAAATTTCAAAAGAAATGCACTTCTTGTGATGCCGAGTTCCAGCACGATATCGACGAATGCAGAGAATGCGGCGATACAAACTTAGCAGAACCTAACCCTGACCAGTTAGTATATCCTCGTTGGTTAATCGAGCAAAGAAACTCTATGGAACAGACTTTTATGGATGTACTCAGGGAAGTAGAATACGATTTGAATATTACAGACGATGCTTTCTTGATTCTCATCAAAGAATATTATATGGACCCAGAAACAAACGAGTTAGCGTTTTACAGAATCAAAGAAATTGTTAGAGGTGACCCTATCTTTATGCGTATTATTGCTGACAAGCGTGGTGTAAGAGGAGGTCGATTCAGAGTTTGCCCTATTCATCGTAATGAAGTTAAGTCGTACTCGGAAGACAACAAGAGTTGTCCTACATGTGGTACAGAAATGCTTGATGTACACCATGTCAATACTGCTGGAAGCGGTAAAACCCAATATTATTTGGAAGGCGAGGTAATACATGTTAGTAAATATCAACCTTCCAAACTATACGGTAGAAGTCCAGTGTCTACTCTTTGGCGACAAGCCATGACTTTGACAGCGATGGATAATTACATGTACACTGCTTATTCAAAGCGCAGAATACCAAGAGGTATATTGAGCGTTACCACTGATAATCTTGAGTCTATGAAGTCGTTTTTCAAGGCTACCGACGAAAAGTTAGAGCGTGACCCGCACTATATACCTAAGATTGGTATTGAATCTGGTAGCGGTAGAGGTGGTATCAACTGGGTCAAACTAATGGACAGCCTTGAAGAGATGCAATATATACCTGCAAGAGACGAGATGCGACAAAGAATCGCTGCTTTCTATGGTGTATCTAATGTATTTATGATGGACACTGGCAAGTCCGGTGGACTAAACAACGAAGGTATGCAGATATTAGTCACTAATAGGGCAGTAGAGTTTGGTCACAAAGTATACACCGACCACTTGTTCCCAAGACTAATGGAAGAAATGGATGTCACAGATTGGAAACTAACATTGTATCCAAACGAAGAAGAAGATGAAGTTACTCGACTACGCCGTGATGAGATGGAAGTCAATATTGCACAAAGAATGATGATGATGGGTTACAAGCCTACACTATCCGAAGATGCAAATCGTGATATTCGCTTTATCTATAAGCAACCTGACCCGGTTGACCCTGCTCAACAGCCACCTCCGGGCGGTATGCCTCCGGGCGGTATGCCTATGGGCGGTATGCAGATGGGTGGCGGTATGGGCACTCCGGGTACGCTTCCAAGCCGTAACATTAGTCCTCAAGGCGCTGCTCAAATGGCTAGACAAGCGCAAATGGGTATGTCTCAGCCCGGTGGAGAAGGTATGGGACTTAGAAACAGAGGCCCAGCAAGTCCTCAAAATAGAACCAGTATGGGCGCTGGTGCCCCGATGTCAAGCGTTCAGCAAAGAGGTCCTCAACCTACTGGAGTTCAACAGGCTAGTCAAAACATATTAAATGCTAGAAATCCGAGAGGGGCTTAGGAAGTTTAAAGTCAAGTGGTGTATTGGAGATGAGCATGGACCTTAAGAAATTGGACCCAATGGCTAGAAAAATGAGAAGTCATGTTGACGCATTTTACAAAGCACTAGAGCAACAAGACGGTGTCTCGGCAAGAAGTCACATTACAGAAGTTATCAAGTACGCAGATTACTTAAACAAGGATATCGAGACTACAATCTCAAAGTCTGATACAGTGCAAGTCACTGGTATCAATGACATCTATGTCGGCGGAGTACCAGTCCTTAAGTCAGGCTCTGCTCAAAATATTCACACAGCGCAGAACGATGTGTTACCGGGCATGATTAGAACCACAAGAGCAGGACCGACGCACCGAAGATTGTCTAACCGCACAGTTTGAGGTGATTAAATGAGCGAAGAGAGGGGAAATGTCGCTGAAAAGTTGATGGGTGCGCTCATCACTAAAATGGAAAACATGGATGCAGGTCTTCAATTGTTGAAAGCCGAAAACGCCGAACTCAAAAAAGCACTATTAAATCCAGCAGTATTACTCAGAAAGGCTGGTTTTGTATCTGCTAGAAACAATATGCCAGAAGATGTCATGCCTGATGTATTTAGAGGCGACTCTGATGATGTATTGTTGAAGGAAGACGGTAATCCAATAGAGATACCAAAGACCAATCAAGACTTTTACAAGACAGACTGGAGTGAAATTCACGCACTGGCTGACCAAGCAAAGAGCAGCGGTGCAATAGGAAACGAAATAGGAATGGAATAATATGAAGCCAAGATTTGAACAAGCAAGTAAAGAAGTGTATGACCTGCTAAAAGCAGCACAGAACTTAGAAAGTCGCATCGCTAAGAAAGAAGGTAGTATGCCAGATTACACAAGTCAACCAGAAGGGGCTACTGTAGGATATGCTCGATTTGAGGCGCAACCATCCGGCGTACCTAATGCCTATTATAATACAAACAATGTATTACTTGACGATGTACAAGATGTCGCTAACAAAGGTGCAATCTCAGAAAACAGCGATGTACTAACAAGAGAGTCACCTTACTATCCTACAGCGTTTAGTACAACAGGTGCACTTGAGAACTTCAAAGGTGGTGACGGTCCAACCTTGTCAGAACTAAAGAAGTCTATTGACCGATTAGCCAGCCGTCTAAATTAAGCGGCTGGTGATGTAGTTGAGAGAAGGGCCACTAGAGACTCTTGATAGAACACGAGGTGTGTTCGTTAAGTCTCTACTAGATGGCATTGGTAAAGCAGACGCTGGTGCTGAGTTTTATTTTGCAGCCGTTAGCGCTGAGCGAAAGGGTTACGAGTTATCAGGTCATGACAAAGGCTTGCTAAACATGTTTAGTTCTGTTATACAGAAACAAGAAGATGAAGATAAGTGGGCTCCGCACACTCATCAAAGCATCAATGAGCGACAGATGGGCTTTGAAATAGATTATACCGCTGGTATGGAATTAGCCGACAACCCATCTATGAATCCAGACAGAGTTGTTCCGCCTAACGCAGACGATTTAAGATATTCTGGCAGACCCTTCACACTAATTAATGGCGAGGCTAACGACCCCTATCGAACACGCAATGCTATGGGTCAAGGTTTCAATCCTTTACACGGTAATTATCACCAAATTTTAGCAGATTTTTATTTAGCAAACGAGGCTGGTAGCAAGCCTCAAAGTCAAAAAGACGCTAGGAAAGAACTTGCTTGGGAAGAACACGCCGCAAAGAATGACCACAGTTTTTTACAAACACCTTTGCATCTCGGTAAGTTGAACGAAGATGCTACTAATCATCAACTCTATCTTAATCACTACAAAAGGTGGGAAGAAAGTAATCGAGATATAGTCGATAAAGTTCGAGCAGATAGAAAAGAACAAGGTTTATCGGAGGCAGAAATTGACCATGAGTTGAAGCAACTTCATATGGAAGATGCCAAAAGAGGTTGGCAACAGAATCTAGGCTTTATGGATTATTTTCTTGGCATGGAATGGTTTAGTCCAGAAGAAAAAGAAAAAGCCTATCGGCACTTGTATGACCATGGAGGGGCAGATAGCACTAGACCTTTGACCTTCGACAGCAGTCCACAAATAGAAAATTTGTTGCCTAGACTCAAGCGGAATTTCCAACAAAGGTTTTCTGGCTTATACGACTGGTGGACTAGAGTCCCTGAACATTCTCAGCAACCTTTAGCAATCAAACCAAAGCGTTTACCAGAAGATACTGAAAACATCCAAAGAGTGCATAATTGGATAGCAATGCAAGGTAGTGGTCTTGGAAAGAAAAGAGATTGGGAAAGAGCAGTAGACCATTATAACAAAATGTATAGAATGTATAATCCAGATGCTGATGCTTTTAGTTATAGCCATGTCCCTTATTTCGACGATAAGAGAAACGAAATACATTGGAGAAAACAGTCTATTGGTAAGGGTAAGAAACAGAATTACCTTAGTGAACCTATGTTAAGAAATATGTTAAACATTGATAGTGAAGGTAAGTTACTCGAAGACGGGGAACATCCTGTTTGGGGACCTGCTTGGAAAAAAGCCGATTCGCCATTTAGTCAAGAAGAACTTGATGAGATTATGAAAAAGAGGCGAGACGAGTCCATCAAAATGAGGGCGGCAGGTAGGGTCGCTCGAAATCACGGTGCGATAAATTATGGCACTCATATGCACCCTGACCACTATGATTACCTTGATGACCATGATACACTTGCTACTCACTGGAAAAGACCCTTCCAAGTAGGTGGTATGGGTAAAAGGGCTAATGAATTATTCAATTTACTACACCATCATACTTTGGCTTACAAACCTGTAGAGACAGAACAATCAGCAGACTCTCAGGCTTTGAGAGAGCGTTTCGGTGATTACTTACAAGATATTGGTGCAGATGGAGAACAAGTCGGAGAATTTGAGCCTACGACGGAAAGAACCATGATGGGTGACAAAGAAGTGAGTTTATTCTTTGAAAAGACCGGCAATAGAATAGGTATACAGCATATTGAGGGCGGTAAAAGTATGGATGCTTTTTTAGCACCATTTGGACAGGGTGGTTTAAGTTTATTTCCTGATGCCGAGGGGAAAACTACAGCGTTCAGAGGTGACTTTGCCCGACCTAGTTCTTTGATGAACCCACAGAGTGCTGTTGCTTCTTCAAGAATAAAAGGTGCAGGCGGTCAGAATGCTCACACCGAAAGACACTCTAGTGGAACAGATGGTAAATACAGTAACGAGGTACACAGTGATTATCACGCTGCGAGAGAATCAGGTGACGATGATGCTGCCAGAGATGCTCATGACAAACTGCGTGGTGAAACTCCCGACCATCTAAGAATGGTCAATATACACCAAGGAACATTCAACAACGACGAAGTTGAACAAAGTGCTGCTCATAGTTACCACACTATAGGCACTATGGTTGGTATGGGTAATAACCCAATGGAGCCGCTTAGAAGAGTAATCAGTTACAAAGACCCCGGTCTTTTACAAGAAGGAACGGGCTTGCGTTCTACACTTGCTGACCACAATGATTTAGTAAACGACCTCAGTGCTAAATTTGAAACACTTGGTGAGTTCGACATCGAAGAAGAAAAACAACAAATAGAGGATAGTATAGAAAACTCCAGAAGTCGGATAGAGCGAGAACTTGAAAATTTAAATCAAAGAAAAGCACCCACTAACCTAACTGAGGAAGAACTCATTGAATTTAATAGAGTGCTGTCGACTGAAAAAAATTTGCTAATGGGAGAACTACAAGAGTTACCAAAAGCCAAAGAAAGAATGATTGCTGACTTGGATGACAAACTTAGACAACACACTATTGGTAATCAACTCACCAACGATGAAGGTAAATTGGTTATTGGACCAGATGGTAAACCTATAGATATAGGCGTGATGACTAATCTTGGTATACCTAGAGAACTAAATCCAGAAGGTCAGGTTTCTAGGAGGTTATCTGCTTCCCAAAGGCCGATGGCGGCTGAGGAAGAGTCACAGTATTTTGAGGGTCTGATGGATAGGGCCGGTGACATAGAAGAGTTGTTAGAATCTGGCAGTCTGACACAAGGTGAAAGACTGACCTTACAGGGTGAGTTGAATCAATTAGATAACCAGATGGAAGCATGGGAAAGAAGAAATTACAAACTAACACCTAGTGGTGACATTTCGACAAAGCACTTTGGTGGTAAAGGTCATCATAATACTCTACAAAGAAAGTTGGATGCTGATATCAAAGCGATTGCAGACGCAGGTGAGCATCTATACAGGATGCTTGGGCAAACTCCAGAAGGCAGGGCTCAACTTGCTCAGATATTCAACCCTAATGCCGACCACGAAACAGCGGCTGCTAACATGCGTATGTGGGCAGCAATGTCAAACGATTTCTTACAAAAAGCACCCGAAGACAGCCACGACATCATGACACTAGGTAATACGAAGTTTGAAGTCAAAAGTCAATCGAAGCCGACTACAGATTTTGCTACGGGTATGAAAACTGCGGTTTCTAACTTTGGTAATGCAATTGGTGCTAAAAATGTATTTGATTATTTTAGTGCTTTGGATTCTATTTCACAAATAAAAAGCAGCGCTAGGATGCAGACTGACCCTGAGCGAGCACAAGCCATGATTGAACAAGGAGAAATGTTTAATCGTCAATATGAAGATTCGCTTATGGATTCACTTGGTTTGGATAAGTCTGATAATAGATTGCGACAAACGGTAAAAGATTATCTTGACAATACTCTACTACCCAGACTTAACGAAAACAAACCTATGCCTTCTGTTATGACAGGTCGACAATTGTTTAGTCAAATGTATCCTGATATAGACATCGACGCTATGCTTGCAGACATGCTCAATCGTAAACAAGTAAACAGACCTGATGTCAAAGACTTTGTTAGAAAGGTAGGGCAGATATACAATACATTGGGTAGAAAAGCAGAAGAGAGAAACCGACAAACTGGTATCGGTTTCCAACTTGCACATAATTTAGACGATAGGTTTGAAGAAGATTTGCATACGAGTCGTTCTAAATTTTCAAGAGATTTGAAGGGTAGAGGTAAAGCAGACGCAAAAAATTTAGACGACCAGCAAAATGCTATACAGACACTCAATTCTTTAATTACTAATTTTTCAGATGTAGAGGTTCCACAAGAAATCACTCAAACTAAATCCGGTCTTGGTCGAGTTAAAGTCGGGCCAAACGGTCACGACACACATACCGTTAAGAGTCTGTATAACTCAGGCGGTTTCAAACATGAGTTTGGAGATGACTTTTCACCTAATTTCAATTACTACATAGGTTCTGACGGCACTCCTAAAATTACTATGGCTGGACCTAACGAAGATAATATTCACTCTTTAGTTCCACTGACTAGTCACTTTTGGGACAAGATGATTTCAGTAGCGGCACCTGCTTGGCAGAGTTTACTTTACGGACCTGAGCATCAAGGAGCAAGAGAATCACTGGCTAGAAATGAACGAAGAGCCCCTCAGTTTACAGCCGATAATCTTGGCCGGACACTCAACCAAAAACCTAGGTCGGCTACTAAGTCTGAGATTGGCTTAGCAGACTTAACTAATCCTGACATTATCAGAAAAGACTTGGGCCCAGAAGTTCCTACGCTACAGCCGATGCACCGTATCTTTGAACTCAAAGACCTTGAACATCTGCGTGGATTTACAGGCGACTGGATAGTTTCTGTCATGCCAGAGGGTGAAAGAGGGTTTGTTAAGAAAGACGATGACGAAGTTACATCTCCTACTTTCGATTTATCAGATGAAGACAAAGAGAACTTCAAGAAAGTAACAGATGAAGATTATCATGTAGATGTCATAAAGACAGAAGACGGTTACTATATCTTTGATGTTCTAAAATACGAAGATAAAGAAGTTCACGAAATCACGATTGACGACAGAATAAAGATACTTCGAGGTGCTATGGAAGGCATAGACAATATACATTTACCAAGTGCTAGTGACACTCGACTTGCTGATGATGCAGGTCTTAAGTTAGCGGTAGATGATTTACAGAAAGACCACGGCTCGGTATTACTTAGAGATGCTAAGTCAACATACATGGCTGGTGAACTAAGGCACCCTAAGTGGGTCATGCTCAAGCCCGGTAAAGATGTAGTACTAAGAGTATTAGACAGAAGAGGCAATGGGCCTTACACATATCGTTTAGGTACTGGTCCGATTACTCAAGCCGAAAAGATAGGTAATCGAGCAGTAGAGTCAGAAGGTGAAACCTATATGGATGTCGGCGTTGCTTTCAATAGTCCAGAAAAATACAACAAAGGAGACCATGTGAGAGTCAACGCTGCTAATGTAAGTAAGGTGGAATCAGTAGACGAAGAGACTGTTTACACTTTGACTGGCTCAGAAATAATTGGTGAAGCAGAAGGTGAAGGTCTTGTCAGCAGAGAGACACTAGGTTTACTTGCCAAGTCATTAGATTCACAATGGCTTTGTGAAGTTCACAGGGCTAAGAGTGGCATCCGAGTAGTAATGCCACAAGGAGATGTAGTTTACAAAGCCACAGAATCTCAAGGTCATTGGTCGGTTCATAGTCCACTTTCTTCTAACAGTTATTTGGTCAGACTATCTGAAAGCCAACGAGCGTACTGGAGTCCCATAGCAGGTGCATTACTCAAGGCTAATCTTGATATTGCAGAATCAGATAACGAAGACAAAGCAGAAGTTCACGAGTCACAAGGTGACGCTAAGCCACTAATCCCTCCTAAGAAAATAAAAGACTCCGAATGGAAAGATAGAGAGAAACAGATGGTAATGGTCAAAGGCTTACAGTTGATAGAGAAACTTCTGAAAAGTGGAGTAGGTGCTGTAGGTCAATCGAGTACAGGTACTATGGGTCTAGGTATAGGTTATGCTACGCCTATAGAATCGCCTATGGGTCCGACAAACTTACACGACGAGAAGACAATGCCGGACTACGATAACAAAAAACGACCCGGAGAAGATTCTTCTATAGAACCGGAAACGGAGGACCAAGAAGATAAAAAACACTTGGTCATACCTGTATCAGATGGCGTTTTAGAGGTAGATTCAGACAAGGCTGTTTTCCATACTTGATTAAATAGTATGAGCATTCTCTATAGAATCAATGGCAGCGATGGCTTCACTGAGAACTTCCCCCGTCAACCACGGTGGAACTATTAGTATAGTTAAGGCTGACAACGACCTTGTAATCGCTGGATACGCATCTGTTGAGATGGTAGATAAGCAAGGAGATTTGATTACCAGAGGTGCTTTGAAAAACGCTTTTGGTGACTTTATGAAAGCAGATGGATTTAGAAATGTCCAACTTGCTCACTCAAACATACAAGTTGGGAGCGTTATTCCATCTTATACTGACTCTGATGGCAGAGTTTGGAAATCCGGTGTCGATGACGCTGGTATGTTCGTAGTCATTAAACTACGAGACGACATAGAAAAGGCAAGAGAAGTTGCCAAAGAGATTCGCAAAGGAGCCCTTAGAGGTTTCAGTATTGGAGGACAAGCATTCAAGAGAATGCGAAAGAGTGACCAACAACACGGTGACTATACAGAAATCTCCAAACTGGAACTACATGAGGTTACTATTTGTGAGAAAGGTATAAACCCGGAGGCGACATTCCGTATATTGAAGGAGGACACAAACATGAACGATGATAATGTATTGAATGAACTGTCAAGCACGCTAGATAGACTGAACGGAAGACTCGACGCTATGGAAAAAGGCGAAATGCCAGAAGCAGCAAGAAGAGCACTTGAAGAATCTCAAGACAAGAAACCCAAAAAAGACGAGGCGGAAGAAATGACCGAAGACGAAGATAAGAAAATGTACGGTGCTGAGCACAAAGGTGAAGGAGACATGGAAAAAGGATATTCCGATGTCATTACTACTGACTACCTAAACTGGATGGAAAACACTCTGAAATCAGCAGGCGTTGACATCGCAGGTGCAAGAAACCACTTCGACAATGTTTCAAAGGCTAACCTAGGAAGTACACCAGAAGCAATCGGCGACGGTGCAGATTACTTCGCTGGACAAGTTAAGGGTCGAGCACAAGAAGGCGGCTCTCCATCAACTAATGCAATTGGAAAACTCAACAGCGGCGGAAGCGGTGCAGTAGCAAAAGGTTACCTACACCCAGACCTAGTTACTGCATCTGATTTGGAAGCAGCATACGAAGTTTACAAAGCAGCATCCCTAGAAGAACAATTCAAGGGCAACCTTGGTGCTGTATTCGCTGACAGACTAAACAAAGAACTTACCTCAGAAGCACAAGCAAGAGAAGCCGCTTCCTTTGACGCAAGAACACCACTTGCTAACATCGAAAAGGCTCTGTCTGACTTGAGTGGCAGAATTGATAACATCAGTAAGTCGTCTGATTCAGTAGAAGCAGCAACAATTAGAAAGCAACTTTCCACTGTCGAAGTACCTTCGACACAGGACTTAGCAAGCATGGACTGGTCAGAAGTCCATAACCTTGCTGGGAGCGTATTTCATAACTGAATAGGTGGATAAAATAAGATTAAGGAGATGACAAGATATGGCAAGAAATTACATGAGAACAATTAATGACATGGAGCGCTACTACTACGGTGCTGGACAAAGTATGGGATACTCATACACTGGTTCAGAACTATTGAAGGCTGATGCACCATTGCTAAGCACAACAGCAGGAACATACCAAGCAATCTACGGTAGAAAAGTTTGGTCACAACTAAACCAAGAATTCAACGCATTTTCAATTCTACCAAAGAAACCATGGGACAGAAGTGGATGGAGAGTAGTTACTGCTAAGCCTTCCAAGACTGTTGGTGGCGGAATTGCAGAGAACGGTACACTACCAGACACAACCAAACCTACTTTCCAGAATGTTGCAGCAAAGCCTAAAACTATCGCTCACTCATTCGATATGTCTGAAGTAGCAATTTTCCTAAATGACAAAGACGACGGTCTAGGTGACATTCGTTCAGTCTTGAAAGAAGAGATGGGTAAGCACCACGCAGAGCACATCAACGACATGCTAACTGAGGATGTAACAACTGTAGCAGGTAACGACTTTGAATCACTTGACAGAATTACCACTGGTAACAACTCAATGGCATCTGGTACTCACTACGATGCAGGCGACGAAGACATTTACTCCATTGACAGAAATGCAGCCGGTAACTCTTGGGCATACGCTGAGGATTCTGCTGACAGCGGTTCTGCTAACAGAACTCTATCACTTGACCACTTAGATGAGATGTTTAGACTTATCTGGACTCGTGGTGGAAATCCAAAGGTTATGCTAACTGGATATGACACCTTGATGAGAATACAACAACTTCTACAAAGCCAACAAAGGTTCATGGAAGAAAAGAGAGTAGTTCCAACATTCAACGGTGTAAAAGGTGTTCCGGGTATGGAAGCAGGTTTCATCGTAGCAACTTACAACGGTGTTCCAATTATTCCAACCAAGGAGATGGCAAGCGACGGCATCAGCAGAATTTACATGCTTGATACTGACTACCTATACTTTAGCACTGCAAAGCCAACACAATACTTTGAATCTGGTATCGAAACCGGAGACCCATTCGCCATTAACCGCCTCGGTCAAGAGGGACTTTAC